TCTGCAAGATTCGGGTCTATCTTCAGGTCCGGTGCATTCTTTCCGTACTCTTTCTTCAGTCCTTCCTGAAGGTTTCCAACGCTCCGCTGCACCCCGTAGAGTTGCCCCTCTGGGGACATGCTCTTGAGGATACGAGTGGCCTGTACCGCCTGGGCGGCGTTTCGCTGATGGCCCACCATTTTCGTGAGCACAGTCATGGCGGATTTGAGGTCTCCGGCGTTGGCCGCCGCATTGTACAGAGCCCAGCCGGTGGCCGTATTTGCCTTGGATACCTCGCCCTTTCCCACGGACTCAGACCACTCCGCCAGGGCAGTGGCGTAGCCCTTGTCCCGAATTGTACTCTCAGCGTCCGCGATGGCGGCCTTATCCGTGTAGGTCTCGTAGGAGAACACGCCGGTGGCCGTCAGTTCCTCTATGTTTTGCGCGGCGGTATCCGGTGTCGCCTTAGCCTCGAGGATGGTCCGCACGGTCTGAGAGACCTTCCGGTCGTCCGCTGTCCGGCGAGGGACCCGGACCTCCCGGGCCGGCTTCTCGCCCGGTTTCATCGAGCCGTACTGCTCCACCATCCCCTGATATACCTCGTCCACCAACCCACGGATTTCTTGCCGCACCTCCGCTTCACTCCTGGTCCCGTCCTGCACCTGCTTCATCAGGCGGTCGATCTCGCGGGTGAGCTGGTCGGAGCCCTTGAGGGAAAATTTGGGGTTGCTTTTTCCGCCGGGTTGGGGTATACTATTGCCAGAAGGTTTTGGCTCGAATACCTCTGACCGCTCCGCAGCGGTGGAAGAGGTTGAGCTGATTACCTTCTTTTTTTCCGTCAAATCAAGGAGATCATACAGATAGGATTTGCCGTCCGCATCATTTCGGATCAGGAGAGTGCCTCCATAGACGGTATAATGGTCGATTTCCTTTTTGGCGTTGAGAACCGGAACTGCAAATTCCGTGTCGTAACGATACCACCCATTTTGGGCGTCGACCTTGTGCTTGTCCTTTACGTTCTCCCTCCACTCTCCGTTCTCGGCCAGCAGTAGCATCTCGTCCAGGTTGGTTGCGGCCTGCATTTTTGCCGTGCGGAGCGCTCTGCGCATGCTCTTCGTGTACTCTGAGCTCTTGTACTCTCCCGGCAAATCCTTACCGAGGTGCACCGGCTGAGCGTCGCGCAGGATGGTTGAGAAAGGATTTTCTATGTCGACCAGCGTTTTCAGGTAATTCTCCGCTGTTTTATAATCTCTGGTATCATTCTTGGTGTCAATGACCGGCATAACTCTTCCATCGATGGTTTTCAGCGAATACTTCACTCCGCCGCCCTCCTGGGCGGTATTTTTTTGCCCTAGCATGGCCTCAGCCTGGTGACCCGCCGCCTTCAGGGCCTGCTCCAGCCGCCGCTCGGCCTGCCTGGCCTGGCTCTTGTATTTGCCGGTCAGCCGGTCGGCCAGGCTGCGGAACACGTCCCGCAGCTTCTCCAGCAGGGTCCGCTTGCCCTGGTTGGACTGGATGAAGCGGTCCAGCAGCGCACCGTCCTCCATGAGGCTCCCGGCATAGTCGGCGGCGATCTCGTCCATGGCCTCCAGGTGAGACAGCTCCTGGTCGACCTCTGTGTACCGGCTCTGCTGATCCCACACCAGCGCGTCCACCATGCCATCCTCGGCATTCTCATAATGGGCCATGGCCGCCTCCCGGAAGGCCCGGTACTCCTCCGGGGCCAGCTCCTGGATGCGGTGGGTGATCTCGTGGCCGAAAACCGCCCGGACCGGATTCTTCGCGTCCCTGGCGATGGTGATGACGCCGTTTTCGATCTTGCCGTTGGCCGCGCCGCCCCCCACCTGGTCGGCAAAACGCACCTTGACGCCCAGCCGCTTGGCCACCTCGTTTACCTGCCCGGCCACCTTCTGGTCCATGGATTTGGTATAGTCGTCCCATACCAGCCCGCTGTCCTTCCCGTATACGGTGGTGAAGCCGGCCTTTCGGGCCGCCGCGTCGGCGTCGCTCCTGCCGGACTCGAAGGCCGCCCCGCGCTGGGCATCGGTCAAGGTCCGATCCTTCAGGCTGTCCAGGCTGCGGCCCGCCGCCCCGGCGTTGTAGGCGTGGGCAAAGGCCCGGTAATAGTCCGCCTCGTCCATGTCGCCCCGCCACCCAAGGCGGTATGCCTGGGCCCCATTCTCGCCAAATGCGCTCGTCAGGTCCGCGTCTCGGATGGCGGAGGGCGCGTGAAAGCCGTTCTCCCCCGCCTCCGTGCCCCGCTGTGGCCCGTTCGCTTCCACGTCCGGAGCGGTTCGGGGCGAGGCTGTGCGCTCCTGGGCCGCCTGAGTGCTGCCCATGCGATTGATCGCCGTGCCGAGCCCGCCAAATACCAGGCCGGAGAAGGCCCCGCCCGCCGCAGAATTGGCCAGCTCGGACAGGGAGAACTCTGCATCCGGGTCCCTGGCCGCCTTGTCCGCGATGTAGTTCATGACGTAGGACAGGCTCTCCTCACCGGCCTCTACGCCGGCCTGCTTGAGCAGGTTCTTCAGGGCACTCTTCCCGCCGGTCCTGACCAGGTCCATCAGGTTGTCCAAGGGGATCTTCTCGGTGGCCGCCTCAATTACGCCGGAGACCAGCCCGCGGGTCAGAGCTTCGTCTGCCGACTTGCCCTGCGCACTCAGCTCATACATGCGGTCGGCGGCGGAGATGGAGCCCATGGCGCCCAGGGACAGGGCCGGGCTCACGAGTGACAGGGGCAACACGGCGGCGTTCTGGCCGATGCTGATGGCCTGCTCACCCAGCCAGCGTGGTGCGCCGGTCAGGCCCTCCAGGGCCTTTTCCTGGGTGGATTTTGCCTGGAAATAGCGCCGCATCGCCTCCGAATCCATATTCACAGGGGCGTTCACCCTTCGGACGCTCATCCGGTCCGTGATGTCCCGCATTTGCCCCAGGATGTCCTGGTACTCCGCGGATGCCTCCGCCTCTCTGCGGGTGGGGTACTTGTATCTGGCGATGTAGTCCAACTGACCGCTGAGCTGGCTGAGCTGCTTCTGGAGGTCCTGTACTTCGGGGTCCTCCCGGTACATCCGGGCGTTCTCCGCCTGCTGCTTCCCGGTCTCGTAGAGCACGCCGGGGGTGGCTGTAATTCCCTGCAAGATGCCGCTCACGCCCAAATTGAGCCTCTGAAACCCATTTTTAGGAGCCTCATCGGAATGGGCGTATGCCCCAGGGGTGAAGGACAGCGCCTGCGCCCGCGGATTTGAGCTGGCTGTTGGCTGGGGTGGTGGCTGCGTGGTCCCTGATACAAGGCCGCGGGACCGGGAGGTCATAGTTGGGCTCCCCGCCGCTCTTGCGACCCCTGGCTGCCTCCCAATATCATCCGCCTTCTGCGCCGATGGCGTGGAGGCGGACTTTGCGCTGTGGCGTGAGATGGAGGGTGAAGATGAGGGTTGCGCGGGAATTTTTGCTGTCTGCGAGGTGGAGACAGAGCGGGCCGCAGAGGCCAACTGACTCTGTGCGTAATCCCTTGTGGCCATGGAGGAAAGAGCGGACTGTGCGGTCCGCTCTTTCCTGCGTTTCAGATATTCACTGGTAAAGCTGTCAGCCATAAAGTCCTCCTAACACATCCTGCGGAAGCGACGATCTGCGGAACTTGATCTTCCCGCCCTCAACATAGCTTTCAATTTTCCCTTCAGCTTCCAAGCGCTCCAGTGTGGACGCATTGATTGGTCCGTACCCCAGAGCTATGACGGACTGCTTGTCGACCTCGGCATTGTCGTACTCTGCCTGCTTTGCAGCTCGGTCAAATCCCCCGCTCTCCAGCATGTCCATAAAGTAATTCGCCAGATTGTTGGCCTGGGTGTCACTGTAGCCCGCATCAACGAGAGCCGCATATGCGTCGCCCATGCTGCGCACTCCGCTGGCGTAAAGCTGCTCGTAGATGCTGCCTCCAGTCTCCTCGGTCTTGTCTCCGGTCTTCCTGCCGCCGGACCCGGACCGGCTCCCGCCGCTCCTTCCGGTCAGATAGGCCATGGCGTCGTGGGCTGCTTTCAGGTCTGCGATCTCGGCGTCGGTGTATCCAAGCGCCCGGTAGCCAGAGAAATTCCCCGCGGCGGCCAGCGTCTCGGCCTTGTCCAGCGCCCGGTTCCATTCGTCCTGGCTGCTTTGATGCTCCCACGCCTTCCGGTCCTGCTCCCGATTGTAGGCCGTCTCATCCTGGTAGCGCTGGTCGCTGATCTGGTCCCGGCCCACCCGGTAGTTCCACTCGTTGTCATACCTCCGGTCGGCCAGTGCGTCCCGGCTCGCCCCATAAGCAAAGCTCCGGTCGGTGCTCCACTGCCCCAGGGCGTCCTGATAGCGGCCATAGTCGCTGTTCTCAAGCCCCATCAGCATGGACAGATCGGACCGCTTTCCGTCCAGGTCTGCCATGTACATCTCGTAAGCCATCTGCTGGAGCTCGGGGATCTTGGCGGCCAGCTCGCTCATATAGCCGTTGTATGCCTGCTGCGAGGCTGTTCCGGCATAGGAGGAGGCCAGACCTCCGGTGCGGGCGGAGACCTGTCCCAGGGTGTCCTCCATAGCCTTCTGGCCGGCCTTGGTGTACTGGTCCTTGTAAATCTGGTAGGTGGGGTCCGTCTCCGGGTCATAGGAGAACTTCTCACGGCCCAGGATGGACCCGGTCAGCTCGTCGATCAAGTCTTGGTACTTGCTGGCATAGCTGGGAGCTGTGGCGTAGGAAAATCCGGTCCTATTGGAGGTGGCTGCGCCTCCCCCTCCGGAGCCTCCGCCCGTCCGGTCCGGGGTGGACAGGATATCGGCGGTGGCATATTCCGCCGCGTATCCCTTTTCATTCCGGGCCATGTTGGCTCTGTCATTGGCGTCCCGCATAGCCTTCCGGTCCCCGGCGGCCTTGGCGGCATCGTATGCTTCGCCCTGCTTTTTCAGGACGGCGTCCAGCTCGTCGTCCCCTCCGGTGTACTTTTTGGTGTAGCCTGCCATTATGTCGTTCCTCCATGGTTCTCCGCCTCCAGCTTCTCCACCTTGCGGCGAAGCTGTGCGATCTGGTGGTCTGTGGTCTCCTGAAAATAATTCAAAAAGGTCTCCAGCCGCCGGAGGCTCTCGGACAGATGCTCCGCATCCAACTGCGGGACCGTCTTGCTGTAAATCTGCAAGGTTTATCCCTCCCCTCCCGGTGCATATTCCCACGTCATCCCCCGCAGCACGAAGCCCCCCTCTCCGCTCAGGCGAACCTCCATGCGGTCACAGCGGCGGGGCAGGATGGGGATTCGGAAGGAATTGGACTGCGCCCCTGCGCCCCGCCATACGGCCTCCCATGGGCCGTTGTCCCGACGGACCTCCGCCAGCGCCCACGCCTTCGGAGGCAACTCCAGGCGGAGCAGGAGACGGTTGTGCCTCTTGCGGCTCTGGGTGCCGTCGTAAAAGGGTGCGAACTGCGCCATCCAGGGGAATGGGTCCGGGTGGCTGCCCTCGTCGCCCTGGTAAAGGATCTGCCCGCCGGTGAGGAAATACAGGCTCTCCGGTCCCGCGGCGAAGTCCACCACCCGGGCGTCGTCCTCCCGCGTCCACAGTCCCGCGGTGGGATCGTAGACATACAACCCCCAGCGGAGGGTGCCCAGCTCCCGCATGCTGATGGAATAGCGGCAGCCATCGGTGCCCGCCACAGCTCGGTCAAAGGCCCGGACCCCCAGCTTGCCACTGACGCAGTAAGGTCTCCCGCCGGTGTAGGCGTACACCCCGTCCCGGGCCTTGTAGTAGAGCACCTCATTGACGACCACCGCGCTCTTGTGGCACCCATCCTGGATGCCGGGTACGTCGTAGGTATACATGGCATACTCCGCCGGGTAGGCCCCGATGAGCTTGTGGAGCACCCGCTCTTTGAAAAACAGTACGTCCCCGGAGTAGGCCGCGCACCCAGTGAAGGCTCCGTCCGAGCCCACCGCCACCGAATAGGAATCCGTGGACACGCCAGCGAAGGTGAAAAAGTTAGTGGGGTCTCCCAGGGCGGAGGCGTGGATGGTGTGCCCCTCGCAGCCCCACAGCCGGTTTTCGCTCTCACAGATGTATTCCAGTTGGGGAATCTTTCGACGTACCATCACCCCGCCCGTGGCCGTCTCTGAGGTAAATGCCACGTCCTGAAAGGTAATGGAGTAGTCCTTTACACTCTGAATGGCCGCTCCCTCCTGGTTGTTGGAGGGGTTAGTAGCACCTGTAATGTCCACCCGGTCCCCCGCCTTGAAGCGGCCGGAAAGAGGCGTGTTGCCCAGCCGTCCGTCGATCACCTCGAACTGGTAGGTGACCTGAATCGGCCCTCCGCTGTCCTGACTCTCCACGGCCCCGCTCTTCAGCCGGCCATAGTAGCCCCGCACATCGTGCGGCTCGTAGGAGGTCTCCTCCCGCCAGGTCTCTATGTCGTTTTTGTTTGCGCCAGACATCTCGTCGTGCCAGTACACCGTGCGGAAATTCGGCTCCAGCGTGTCCACGTTCTCTGTCTCCTGCCGCCGGAAAAGGACGTACCGTCCCGCCACGCGGTCGAAGTCACGCGCGGTAATCAACCATGTAATTTGCTCCCCGGTGAGCTCATAGGTGCCGTCCCCTTTCCAGACGATGTCAGTGTAGGTCTTGAAGTAGGTCCTGTGCCGCTCCGAGGAGCCAAGCAGATTCCACACGGTGTCGCTGTTGGTCTGCACGGCGTGGTACTGCTCAAAGGTCAGGGTGCTGCCGGAAAACTGTGCTGAGGTGCCGCTGGCCAGCTCGAAGACGGCCCCCAGATCCTCCAGCACCTTGCTCTCCAGGTCCAAGTACTTTTGATCCGGAAAGATGCACAGTTTGGTGTTGACCACGGCAAACTGCTTTTCCCCCTCCGAGATCGTCCCCATGCTCTCTCCGTCGTAGTAGAGGGTGGCCCCGTCTACCACCACCAGCTTCCCCTGCCACAGGAACAGCGCCGTGGGGGATACGTAGTCCCCGCTGACCCGAAAACGGCCCAGGCGCTGGGTAAGGGAGGGGTACAGGCGGGTGGAGAGATTGAGGGCCTCCGATATCTCCCCCTCCGCCGCCTGTTCCCCATAGTTGAGCCCACCGAAGCGGACGGTCTGCCGTTTTCGTTCGGTGTGGGGCTGCAAATAGGGCAAACGCATGGCCGCCCCTCCTCTCTATAGGTTCTGAAACCCACCGGAGCTCCGGGGCGTATGGGTTCGGTGGTAGTGCTTCCGGTATTCGTCCGACGCGGCGCTGAATAGGCTCATCGCATCGTTGTAGGCGTCGGTGTCCTGGTGGTGGTAATCCACCATAGCCCCCAGATAGTGGACGTAGAGCTCCTCCCAGGGTCCGGAGGCCCGCAGAGGCACGTCCCGGTCCTCCGGGTAGGAGGAGGGCCCGATGGGCCCCACCTCCACATAGCGCGGGTAAAACCCCTCCACCATCTGCTGCTCCAGACCCAGCAGCCAGGCCGCTTTTTCCTCCGGCGGGAATGCGCTGGGTTTCATCCGGTCCACCCGGGCCATACACTCGTCCAGTGTCATGTTTCGTCCTCCCCGCCGTCCCCACCCAGCTTGTCCCCGGTCTTATCCACGCCGGACTTGAGGGCTGAGACGGCTTTTCGCAGCCAGGGCGGGATGGGCGCGCCCATCTTCCCGGCGTTTTCGATGATGGAGCCCACCTCCGTCAGGATGTACCACACAAGGACCAGGGGGCAGACCAATACCGAGTACGAAATGGGCATTGTGAGGCCCGGAAGATTCGCCACGATCACACCGATGCCCAGGTCCAGCACGCCGGCGATCAATACGACTGCAATACACCCTCCCTTGTGCCACAGCCCCTCGCGGGCCGTTTGGGAGGACCACTCCCCCGCCTTTATGGCGGCGGAGGAGCCGGTGATGTAGTCCAGGGCCATGCAGCCTACCCAGGCCCAGACCAGCCAGCCAAACCACCCCCACAGGGCGGTCATGCTGGCGAGAAAGGCCGTTACGACGGCCTTGAAGCTGTTGATGTTTTCGGTCATGGAGGGCACCTCCCTATGCCTCAATGTGATGGATACCGTAGGCATCCGCGCAGGCGTGCTCGATTTTGCATCCCCGGGCATCCCGCCAGCCGGGAGCGAAGTATGCAATATCCGCCTTAGCCAGCAGTTTCAGGCTCTCGCCCAGATACTCCAGTGCATGGCTCATATCCGAGGTGCCGAAGAAGCTGTCGATGACCTCTACCTCTTCGCCCAGCGCGTCCCGTGCCGCCTGCACAGCATCCGCCCGCTCTGCCAGGATTTCCTCGTCCGTCTTGCCCCGCATGGGCTGAGAGATAAACAGTTTTTTCATGGTAGGTACCTCCATTAAAACCCATGGACTGCGGACTGGAGCAGGAAGCCAAGCAAGAACCAGACCTTGTCCTTGATCTTCTCCAGGCAGATCTCCGCGCCCATCGCCTCGTCGTAGTTTTCCGCGCTCACGCAGGCGGAGCTCTCCACGATCTCGAAGCCGTTGCGAAGGACCGCGCGTACCACAGTACACTTGTCACCCATGGTCTTTACCTCATAGTGGGCAACAAAGTCGTCCACCATCTGCTGGCTGATGCTGGGGGCGTCCGTGCGGAGCTGTTCGTTGGGCGTGACGGGCAAGTACGCCTTTTCGAATACCTCCTTGGGGCTCCAACTCTCGTAGCCGTCGGGATACACAACCTTGTAACCGGGATCACCGGCAATGTGCCCTCCGGCGTCCTTCCATGCTGCGCAGGGCTCCGCCTGGATCATCTTGGTTCCAATATAGGTTTTCATACATACCATCCTTTCAGTTGACAAAAACATGTATTTTTAGCAAAATAGGCGCGCGCCCATCCATCAGCAGGGCTTGCGCTTTTTACCGCCGCACTTCTTCGCCATATCGGTATCCTCACTTTCCGACGGCCAGCTTTTGCAGCAGGTCCGATCCATATTTGTATGCCTCCAGGTAATCCATGGTCTCGTCGGCCAGCCCGAAGCGCGCCTGTACCTGAGCCCGGAAATCAGGCGTCTTTGCACCTAACACCTCCCCCACCGCCACCCGGAACATGTCCATGGTTTTGCCGTGGTACGGCCACCAGTGCATCACGTCGGCATGGTTGGAGGCGATGCCCTTGACGTACCCCTCGGAGTGGCACAGGATGCTATCCGCCGTCAGGCCGTAGGTCCGGCAGAGCCGGGCGCACAGGGCCACAGCACGGTCCCACACGACCGCGAAATACGCCGCGGTATCCTGGGGGTTGTAGGCCAGATACGAGCCCTGGCGGCCTGCCAGCTTGGCGAGAGTGGCGGGTCCGCACGAGCCGTCTGCCGCGAGGCCAAGAGCCTTTTGGCAAGCCTTGAGCGCTGCCGTGCATCCAGGCCCAAATGAGCCGTCAATCCCCTTGGGGTCGTAGCCCCTTGCCGTGAGCTCCATCTGGAGGCGCTTGACTGCCCACCCCGTGGAGCCCTGCTTGAGGGGAGTCCACTCGGCGGGGAGCAGGCGGCACTCCTGGGGCTCGCAAATCTCCATGCTTAGGTGGGTGTTATTGGCCGCCCCGCCCGCGTGCCATGCCCGGCAGGTGTCCGGCAGGGTTTGGAGTACGCGCTGATCGTCGATGATGTAGTGGACTGCCGCCTCGGCTCCGGCCCGGTCCCAGGCGTCCCCGATCGCGTTGGCATTGGCCCCTGGCGTTGCTGTAGAGTGGACCATGATGCCCTTGGGGGTGATGGTCCGCCCGGCCTTGTAGCAGTCGCTGTTGGTCATGATCGCTTGGGTAATGCCGTCCACAGGCTTGTCCTCCTTCTGATCGTGTTTCAGCCACACCGCCAAATAGTTGTGTACCCGGCGGGAGCTGTAGATTTTCTGGCCTTGAAAATCGCACTGAGACGACCCGCCACCGTCCAGCATGATAGCAGTCTCGGCCCCCAGCTTGTAGAGGGTATCCCGCAGCGCCTCGGGCGTGGTGGGGCTGTCCGCGCAGTACAGCAGCAGCTTGTCCCCCGTCAGCGCCATGGCCGTGCGGGGCCGGGAGCCGCCCACCTCGGGCCGGTAGTGCATGGCGTCGTGGATGCCGATCATGGAGGAGAGCATCTCCACGCCGCTGATGTAGTTCGTCCGCTTTGCGTCTGGTAGAGCGGACATTTTAATGTCGGACTTGTCCCACGCAAACCCCCAGCAGCCCCATGCCTCTTTGGCCAGGACCGCGCCGTCCGCCTTGAGGTGCCCCACCGGGCGCCCCGTGGTCATGTCATAAAACCCGGCGTTGCAGATGTAATCCGCGTCCCCCTTGACCTGCGCCATGGAGCGCCCGTTACCCGTGAGGATGGCGATGCGCGCAATGTCCGCCAGAGGGATGGATGCTATGTACTTACTCATATCGCACCTCTGTCTAAACCATCATCACAACCAGCTCCAGAACGCCGGATGCCTGCATCGTGCAGCTATAGGACAGTGTCCCGCCTCCGGCCGCCGCAAGATCCAGCCCCTGGAGCAGGTTGACCCCGGTGAGGTCTTGTGTCTCAAGTGGTTCAATGATCTGCGTGCCCCCTGTCGTCGTGCTCAGCGGCACGCCGGTCAGGTTGGTGAGGCGCACAGTCATATTCGTGATGTCAAAGGTAATGGCCGATGCGGAGGCCGATCCCGTCACCTTCACCCCGTTCACCCAGGCCGTCTTGCCGCTGGCGATATCCTTAGCAGCAGCCGTGCCCGCCGTCTGGGAGGCAAGACTTGCGGCTTTTACTTTACCGGAGCCGCTGTGACAGCCCGCGGGGATGGTGTGGGTCTGGCCGCAGTTCAGGGTTATGATCTTAGCCTCAATGATTGGCATGGTCCCCGTTGCCTCCAGCCCCGCCGCGCTGGTAAAGGTCTTGCCCGCCGCCACATCCATCGCCTCGGCGTTGCCGAACGCAGAAGCCTGCGCAGACACATCTACAGAAGCACCATTTCGCAGGATACAGTCGTTGCCCAGAGGGCCGGACACTGTGATGGCGGGCTGTCCCTGGACTGTACCTGCGCTTACCGTATCCGCAAGTACAGCTAGTGCGCTTTGGGTCTCAAGCGACCCCGTCACCACGCCGCCGTCCTGCCCGATGGCCTGCTTGCCGCTGGCCATGTCTCCCGCCCCGGCGGGGTTGGTCAGGGTGGGCAGGTCCGCGCCCGAAACCTCACCGGGGAATCTGCTGGTCAGCATGGTACCGCCTCCCATCCAGCCGGATACGCAGAGGGCGACCACACATTGTTGTCAATCACGGATGCGTATATCTGCCCGTTGAAGATTACTTTGTCGCCTTTCATGTATGGGTTTGTGCTGTCGGGCTGCACCCACTCGCTCGGGGTTTCTCCCAAGACTTGCGCCCACAAAGACGGGGAGGCGGTCGGGGACCATGTCTCCTGAGCGGTGTGCGCTTGCAGGCACTTGTACAGTACGCCGCCGTACTGGACCCTATCTCCGGCTGTGTACAGCTTTGATGGGTCCCATTCCGGATACAGCTCGGGGACCGTGGATGCCGTCTGGTCGTCCAGTGAGGCAGATGCGGCCTCGATGGCGGCCCGCAACTGCTTTGCTTTGCCTCTGGTCATGTCGCACCTCCCAGTATGATTGCCATCGCCTCATCGTCGGTGATCTCGTCCGTATCGCTGGGTTCTGGCTCGGGCGGCAGTTCATACTGCTCCCATGTCAGGTCTGCTTTCAGCCGGTAGCTGTAGCCAGCGGGAGGCGTGGGGCGGGACCGAATGATGGATAGGATGTTGTTGTACTCGGATTCGGTGATTTCGGTGCCGCCGGGGCCGGTGCCGATGGAAAGCAAATAGCCTGACTCAGTTAATTTATAATATCTCATGAAAGACCTCCGATAATATATGCGTAAGTAACACCGGCCTGAAGAACAGCATTACCGTAGTACTGAAAGTTAACTGTACTACCAGATCCACCGACAATCGCGTTGGCGGCATTATTGTAGCTGTTAGATGTTTTGTACACAACTAAACCAGTAATGCCACTAATTTCCAATGCGTTTGTTTTGACTAAACTCGTTGTAACGACTGAATTAGTTTTTAGTGTAAGCCCGTTTAGGTCGCTAATCGAAAATGCAAAAAACCTTATATTATCAGCCGCCGAACCTGTTAAACCGAGCTCTAGACCCGCAACAGACCGTATATCATTAACCGGAGTGTAAGTTCCACTCACTATTTGGCTGCAAATCAGAAAGTCAATGCCTTCCCCACCCGCTTCAATCCCCGCAATCGCCGCCGCCATCCCATCCGGGAAGGTCAGAAGCTCGCTCCCGCCGGTCTTGGCCCGGATGGCGTTGCCCACCGTAGTCAGGTCGGCTTCGTCTACAAATTTAATCGCCATCAGTAGCTCCCTCCCGCCGCGTTTTCGATGGTGACCGCCGCCCACGCCCCGTTGACCACCTGGAGCAGTTTGCCGTCGTCGGAGGCAGTGACGTAGGGGAGATGGTCGCTTTCAAGATCCACATCTTCGTGGCTAACTTCATTCGTCTCATTAAGGACGAAGCGCTCTACCCAATGACCGTAGTTCAAGGCGAACTCAATGTAGTCATAGTCCGCATTGGGATTGTACGCTGTCAGCGCGTAATACATATGAGAGGAAGCAACATACCCGATCACCGGTGTTCCGGCGTCCATAGCGGCCCGCACTTCTGCGAAGGTTCGGTTCGAGACCCAATTTGACCCGGACTCGCTGAACGTAACGACAAGCTGTTCGGCTCCCCCACCGCTCGGGATGTTGATGGTCTTAGCCGCGCTGCCGTCATATTCTCCCGTCACAGCGCCGGTGAAGGTCAGTTTGTAGGGGTTGGGCAGAGACGAGGGCACAGTCGGGATGGTGGGCTTTCCGGTGATCTCGCCGTAGGCGTGAGTGTGGCCTGTTCCCGACTTCCCGTCCAGCGCCGCCTTCACCACCTTGTTTTGTACGGGGTTTTCCGAGGTGGCCGAAAACGCAGCGTCCACGGTGATGCCACCCCCCATGGCGGAGAGGGTACCATCCGCCTCCACGCTCAGGCCCGTGCCAACCTTGATCCCGCCCAGTGTGTCTGCCGTCGCCGCCGGGAGGGTGTATGCCCCGCCTCCACCCCCGGTATCCAGCACCCCGCCGAAGCGCACCACGGCGGGGATGTCCACGGCGGGCTTGTCACCGTCGGCCACCAGCGTGACCGAGCCGTCCGCCTGGGCTGTGACCGCGATCAGGGCCGCCCGGTAGGCCGCCCGCTGGGCTGCTGTGGCGCTGTTGGCCGGTCCGATGTCGCCGTAGCTGTTGGCCAGCAGCCCCGCCACCGCCACAGTCTGGGCGTAGGGGGCCGCCGCGCCGATCCAGCCCGCCGCCGTGAGCGTGACCGGCACCTCAGTGCCATAGGCGGAGATGGCCTCCGCCGCGTCCGCTGCGTCCTGGGCGGCCTCCTGCGCGTCCGACACATAGCCCGCCATCTGGCCTGTGAGCTGGCTGGCCGCGGCAGTTGCGGCGCTCCCTGCGGCCTGCTGCGCCAGTGCGGCCTGCTGGGCGGCCGTCTGGGCGCTCCCCGCAGCAGCCGTGGCGCTCTGCCCCGCCGCCGTGGCCTGCTGGGTGGCCTTGGCCACAATGCCGGTGTCGGTGTCCACCCGCGCCTGTTCCGCCGCCTGGCGCTCCGCCTCGGCGTCCTGGCGGGCGGTCTCCTGGGTAATCCGGGACTCTTCGGCGGTGGCTCGCCCCAGCTCCGCCGTGGCTCGACCCTGTTCGGCTGCCACGCGGGCCTGCTCGGCCGTTCTTCGGCCCTCTTCCGCCGCTTCCCGACCCGCTTCATTGGCAATTGCGGTCTCCATACCCGCGATGTCCTCCAGCACCGCGTCAATCCCGGCCTGGAGCTGTTCCGCCTGTGTGGGGGTGATGGCGCTCGGGTCCTTGACCATGGGAGAGGGGAGCACGATCAGCGTATCTTGGGCGGTCCGGGCCCGGCTGCCGCTTACATAGCCGTCTATGGTAAAGGTCATCTGCCCCGCGATGGCCAGAGGCTCGGACGGGATGGGCACCCGGTAGGTGCGGATGTCCTGCGCGGCGTCCTCCAGTAGGGCCGTGGTCAGGGTCACCTGTACCGGATTTTCCATGTTGGCGTCGTAAAAGGTGATGGTCTTGGTGGTTCCGTCCCACTCCGGCCGAAACTCGATGAGCAGGTCTGTGACGTTGCCCTCGCCCTGTGCGCCGCCCAGGTTGCTATTCTTTTTCAGGAGACCGGCGTATACGGTCATGCGTATTTCTCTCATGATGCCTCCTCGCTTCGATATAAAGAAACGCGGGAGGGCAGGGAAGTCTCTCCTTCCGAGTCCTCCCGCGCCGTGTCACAGGAATGTTTTGGGTCCCGCGGTGTATTCAGTTAGACCGACATGCCCTGCGCCCGGCTGGCGTCCACGAACTCCTGCTGCTTCGCGTCCTGCCTGGCAAGCGCGTTCTCCATCTCGTCGCGGCTGTGGCGGATGACCTCTGCCACCGCCGCAGGGACGCGGACGTCCACGCCGCGCTTCACGATGTACGCCTTGCCGTTCACGCACACGAACAGGTCCTCATGGTTTGTGCCATACCGCTCCAGGTGCACAAGCTCGGTCTCCTCATTGGGGACGGTCTGGGTTTTATTGTCAGCCATACGTACCTCCTCAGTTCGCCTGGTGGTCGTTGTTGCTGGACGTGGTTTCGATGCGCACCATATACTGCTGCACCAGGATTTCAGCGGTCTTGACCGCCTTCCAGCCCACGGTTGCCCTCTGGTTCAGGGGGTCGGCGGTCCCGCCGGAGCCGAGCTGCTTGACGATCATCTGGAGCCCGCCGCCGTCCAATTCGGTCACGCCGTAGGCATTCGCGCCCAGGATCAGGGTGGAGTAAACGTCGCGGGAGGTGGCGACGGAATCGTTCTTGCCCGCATTGATCCACTTTTTTGCCTCTGTGGTCTCCACAAAGCGTACACCGGCGATCTTGCCGATCTCTCCGGAATAGATCTCCTTGGTGTCCACATACTGGTGGGGGTACTTCCATTCGGGGTCCTCCGTGAAGTCAAAGGCCACATCGGGGTGGATAATGCCCACGAAGTCTCCGCTAATCCGTGCGGTGTTCTGGTTTTTCAGGGTGCGGACCGCCATCTTGACCGCCTTAACGGTGAGATAGTGGTTGTTGGCAGCCGTAGCGGACCCGCCCACCAGATTGGCCCGGCTGCTCACCTGGCCCTCGGCGTACTGCACGTTGGTGCCGGCCGCAAGAATGTCTCTGGTGATGGTATCCAGGGTGCGGCCCGCCTGGCTGGACAGTGCCTCCGTGGCCTCTACCATGATGTTGTCAATGGCGGTGAGCTGGAGCAGGTCCGACAGGGTGACATACCCGCCGTACTGGCTCACCGTGGCCGTAATGGCGGACACATCCAGCTTCTGACCGTCCGGAGTCACACCTTCGGTCAGTGGGGTCGTGGCTTTGGCCAGAGGCGCGAACTTGCGGAACTCGATGGTCTTTCCGCCGTTTTTGGGGATAGGCCGCTTCTGGCCGAACTGGTCGTGGACCAGCAGAGGCTTGGTGAGCCGAATGAGGTTTTTGTCGTAGAAGGTCTTCATCTCGGGCGACAGATCGTTGCCCGAGGAGTTCGCCGTGGTCACGTTCGTGTTTGCGTCAAACAGACGCAGGTTGACGGCCAGTAGCAGCATGCCGTACCGGGCCGCAGCGTCCATGGTGTTGCTGTGATACATAGTTTCTCCTTTCTCTCGTCGGGTCAGAAGGAGATTTTCTCCCCCGCCCTCACGCGTCTGATGATCTCGTCCATGTCCTCATCGGTCAGTTGAGACACATCGGATTTCACGATCACCCCGTTTTGAGAGGAGAGCCCCGCTTCTGTGGGGCGCTGTCCCTTGGCCTTGATGTTGTCCACCACAGCCTTCTCCCGGCTGGCGGCGGCCTGCGTCGCCGTCTGCGCTTTGATGTCGTCCAGGTGGGCCACCTGATAGGCGGTCTCGATGGGGACCTGAGCCATCAACAGTCGCTTGAACGTCTCGTTCTGGAGCTCGGTCGGAAGGTCGAACCCCTCCACAGTGTTCTTCAGTCCGGCGGCCTCCTGGTCCCACGCGGCCAACTGTGCCCGCATGCGCCCCTCCGCCTCCCGGCGCTCCTGCGCCTGGCGAAGCTGGGCATTCTCCATCTGAAGCCGCTGGAAACGCTTGAACTGCTCCACGTTCATGCCGGCCTCTTCCGCCGCACCAGACCACATGGCGTCATCCGCCTGGATCGCGGCGGCCAGCTTTGCCATATCGCCATCCGGGATGCCATAACGGGCCATAACCGCGTCGATCACCGGCTTCTGCGCGTCCAGACTGCTGCGCAGGGCGTCCTGCTTCTCCCGCTCCTTGCGCATGCGTCGGTCGAGCATGCTCTGTGTCTCTGCGGAGTACAGGTCCTTAAACTCGCCGTCGATGAGCGCCCGAAACCGGGCCTTTCTCTCCTCTGGGGTGCTGGCTGTCTCGGTGTGAGTCTCCCCGGCGTCGGGAGCCTGCTCCGGAGCACCATTCGCGCCCGTCTGCCTTCCGTAGACGATGCGCTGGGGCTCCCCGCCCGTATTGCCCTGCCGGCTGCTGTCAGGGCCGCCATTGGAACCAGCCTGCACTGCTGCGCCATCCCCTGCCGCGCCCGCGCCACCGCCAGCAGCGGCGCCCGCGTCGAACAGCTTCAGGTCAATGTCCAGCAGCGTTTTGAACATGCTCATGATGTTCCTCCTATCCGCGGTCTTACCCGTGAGTAGCCGGTCTGTCCCGGCTGTTGTGATTAGCATACCATATCCAGGCGGTAAAAGTCGGCCCCCCACTTTTCGTCCTCGCAGGCTTCACTGCCCCGGGCCGCTCCACTCTATACAAACCCGCTCCGGCTCTGCGGCCTGGAGTTGCAAGAGGCTGATGAGCGTCATCCGCCAGACCTCCCCCGCCGCCGCGTCTCCCGTGAAGCGAAGGCGCACCCGCCCGCTTTCCAGCTCCGGCGCTTCCAGCAGCCTGGCGTGCGCTCCGCTGTTTGCCAAATAGCCTAAAAAACCATACAGGACCGCAGAGACGGCGGCGCAGGTCTGCTCGCTCCCGGTGGCGTGTCCGTCGGCGGACAGGGCGTATTCCCCTCCGCGCTCCACTGCACGAATCCGCACCATGTCACACACCGCTCTGCCGGTTCATATCGGGCACAGCCCGGGCCGCCATGCGCTGGGCGTAAGGGGTGCTTTGGCTGGTCTGGGCCTGCTGCATCGCTTTTCCGGCGGTCTCTGCCCCGGAGGGCCTTCCTTCGCCCGTCCCCTGCCGCTGGGCTCCTGCGGTGGGTATGCCCAGCAGCATAGCCATCTGGTCCATCTGCGCCGCCATCTGCTGGCATACATGGAGCAGCGTCTGGCCCCGCCGGACCTGCTCCATGACCTTGTCCTTGCCCTCAAACTCCATCATCTCCAGCGCGATCACAGCCTCCTGGGCTCGCTCCGGGTTGAACAGTCCCGCCCCGTACAGCTCAGTCGCCCGCTGGTTCTCCACCTCGCGGGTCATGGGGCTGCGCTTCTGGGCCTTGATCTTAATGTCAAACACCGGGCGTCGGAAAAGGGGGAGTCCGGCGGCGTCCACGGATACCACCTGATCTGTGATCCCAGCGTTGCTGTACTCGACGAACTGATAATCCCCTCCGGACGATCCGGTGATGCGGAAGGAGCGGGCCTCATCGTAAAACTGCCGGAACAGGTCGATGACCATGTAGTCGATCTTGGCGTAAGCCCGGTAGGAGCCGGAGATCATATCACGGCTGCCTTTATTGCCCGCCTCCTGGAGCGCTGCAATGGCGGCCGCCGCAGTGACGCCGCTTCCTGCGGACCCCTGGGAGAAATCTCGATTTCCAGAGGTCTCCTTCATCTCGTCGATTTTCATCTGGTAGACGTTCAAGGCATTGGCGGGCACCGCGTCCACCTGCACCTTCTGGATGCCCCGTTCGTCCACATCTCCCTCCACGTGGATGAGCTTCTTCTTCGCGTCCAGAAACTCCGCCTCGTTTACGCCGCTGTTGGAGCTCTGGAAATAGCGGGGCGTGGCGGACAGGACGGCGTTTTCCAGGATGGCCCCGCCCAGTTTGTCGATGTAGAGCTGTGGGTCCTTGCAGATGGCCACGTATCCGAAGCCCACCGGCGTTCCCTTCTCGGGGAACAGCGTGTCAAACACGAAGGGGTATTTTCCATGCTCATACCATCCGGATTCCCGGTACCGCGCATCGTTCTCCGACGCAAACAGGAGGCTCCGCCCCACAAACTTTGCATAGTGCAGGATGGTCCTGCCGTTGGCCGCCGGGCGCTTGTAGTACCAGTCCACCACTAGGGACTTGTCCGAGGTGTCCACTGCGTCATCGTAGATGTACTGCTTAGCATCCATGGCGTCCCCGCCCAGCCTATCGGAAAGCTGCGGGTATGCCTCGGACAGGACCTCGTTATCTACCATCTCCGTGACGAACAGGTTGCGGGACTTTTGGATGTCTGCGATTCCGGGTTCCCAGAAGATGTTCAGCAGGTCGATTCGCGTGATGTTTATGTCACCCAGCCCGTTTTCCATGCCGGGGTCCCAGAACACGCCGTACACACCGGTGCCATGCTTGAGCTTCTCCCACCAGTTGGCGGAATAGGTCTCCTCGAAATCGCAGTGCTCCAAGACCACGGGGAGGATGGAGGCGAGCAGCTTGGCGTCCCGCTCATCCCCCCGCTCCCTGGGCAGCACATTTGCTTCCGGGTAGTTGTCCATGGCGTCGGCGTGCTTGGATGCGATGGAGTTGAACAGCCAGGCGGAGGTGGGGGTCAGGGCGTCCGGGTCCCGCTTGCGCCGCACCACCTCCTGGTGGCGGAGCTGATACCACAGCTCATCCTCCACGATCCGTTCTTCCAGGTTGGCCTTCCCCTCCTTGTAGCGCGTCAGGATCTCGATGGCCTTCCCCACCTCCCGCTCCCCAATGGCCGGTGCGGTCTGCGCCAGCAGCTCTGGGGCCGGGGCGCCCTCGCTTTCCCCCGGCCCTCCGTGGGGAAACGCGCCCACGCCGGGCATGCCGAGCGTTCTTTCTCCATGCTCCATCTGCCTCCGGGATCGCATGCTGTCCAAAAAAGCCATATCACTAAATCCTCCCATAATAGTTGGCGTGCTGCTTCTCGCTCTGCTTGATCGGGTCCAGGTCCAGCGGGTCAAACACCATCACCCGCCGCTTGGCCTGTGGTCTGGGGCTGATGGGATTTTCCATGCACACGTACCGGAGCTGGTCATAAATGTGGTCCTCTCCGTCGGTGTCCACGTCCTCCACGTCCGTCTGGTCATACACCAGATTGGGCACCGTCCGGATGAAATGCCGGCAGGTGTTGAACACATAGAGCATGGGCACGCCCTCGTCATCTAAGGCCAACCGGTGGTGTACCTGCATCAGCCCGGCCATGCGGTCGTGATCCCCCCTGGACCAATGCACCCCCTCCCGCCCCATCAGGGCGGCCACGCTCTCGGTTCCCTGGTCGTTGAAGATGGCCGGGTCCGCCACGCCGTAAATCTTCCGTCCCTTGAGGTTTGGGTCCTCCGCCTCGATGCGGCGGATCTCGCGGGCCACCCGGGCGGGCTCCCATTTGACCCCCTGGTTGGGCGTTCCGGTGCAGCCGTACAGCTCCCTAATGTGAAACAGCCTCCGGTCGTGATCCACGGCGTACCAGCCCACGCTGAAGGGCCTGGAGTAACCCCAGTCGAAGCCGCGCCAGATCCTCCAGGTGGGTGGGATGGCGAACGGCGCGATCACATGGGTGCTCACCTTGTCCAGATAGCGGTCCGGGTCGTTGCGCCACTCCGTGAATACCTGCCCCTCGAATCGGTCCCAGTCCCCGTACAGCAGGGCATCCCGTTCCGCCGGGGACATTAGGCCGAGGTTTTCCAGATAATTTGGGTTGTTTTCCAGCAGCTTTGGGTTATCAAATACCGAGGCCCGCACGCACACCCGGGAGCGGAAGCGATTCTCCCGATGCCCGTCTGGGAAGCGGATCTGCACACACTCCCACACGGTTTTCTCCGGCGGACCGGCTGTGATGAAGCGCTCCTTGACCCAGCCGTGTCCCACGCCTCCGGGGTTGGCTGTAGAGCGGATGTATACCCGCGTTCCCGGCCCGTTGGGGCGGTTGCGGGAAAAGAGATAGCTGTACTCGTCCCAGGTAAAGTGGGTCAGCTCGTCAAAGCCGATGAAATCAAAGGCTCGCCCCTGATATTTGGTCCGGTCCTTGGTGTGCTGCATGGAGCCGAAGATCACCCGCGCCCCGCTGGGAAAGGTCCAGGTGTGCGCGCTGGTATTGTATTTGGCCCCAGGGAAGGCCCTTGGGTAATAGCCCAGGCTCTTGTCGATCAGCTCACCCAGCTCGGGGTAGGTCTTGCGGAGGATGAGCCCCTTGTAGTGTGGGATCTGTACCTGCCGCAGGGCCTCCAGCACCAGAGCCTCGGACTTGCCGCCGCCGGCCGCGCCTCCATACAGGCCCTCATATTCTCCGCGTCCCATAAATACCCGCTGCTTGGGCTGCGGGAACCACACCACCCGCCTCTCACTCACGGCGATAGGCCTCCATTCCATCCAGCAGCCGCTCCTGCTCGCTCAGTTTGGCTGCCATCTCATCCACCAACTCTGCCGGTGGCCCCGGTTCCGCCGCGGCAGGCTCCAGCAGCACCACGCCGCTGCCCTCGTCCTCGTCGCCGTCCTGGGCCTCCGGCTTGTACTTCCACGTCTCCGGCTTTCGGTTGGTCAGCCAGAACATGGCGCTGGTGGGGTCCGGCGGGACCACCTTGTTGATGGTCGTGACCAGCTCCACCACGTTGCCCAGCCGGTCCAGCTTCTGCTCCCGGCGGGTCTCGATGTACTCAAAGCCGCAGGCCCGTTTGAACAGGGCGGCCTCCACCTGCTCGTCCGGCACCTCGCACGCCTGCGCGAAAGCGTCTGAAAGGTCCGTGTACCGCCCGTCCCCCTTCCGCCCCAGGTCCAGGTACTTCTTGAAGGTCGAGTAGGCGACGTGCAGCTTCCCGGCGATCTCCTTTGCCGTGGCCCCAGCCTTTGCCCATTCGATGATCTTGTCCAGGCGAGGCAGCACATGACTCTCATATTTGCTTTTTGGCATAGCTCGTGCCACCCCCCGCGCATCATCTGTGTCCTAATTGTATCAGACATGCCCCCTGAAAATCGGCCCCCCACTTTTCAGCCCTTCGCGCGGGTACCCTCCATCCCCTACACCTATCCCCTCCTACCCCCCTTCCCTCTCCCCCTTCCTCCCTGAGCAAAAAAAGAGAGAGGTGGCTTCACCCCTCTCCCTGCGCTTTGATTTCCTCCACCCGGAGGATGTAGTTTTCCTCTCCCTCTTTCAGGAGTTGGAAGCGGAATTGATCCTCACATGCCCGCGGGTCCAGCTTGGCATACACGAGTTCATGGACTCCCGGCCCCACTTGAGTCCCATGCTCTAGCGCCACCGCCACCATAATGGCCCCATGCTCTAGGCACAGTGCGTTAATGGCATCGTCTTTCCTGTGCAGCTCCTGCCGCACTCTCTGGATCTCCGTGACGGCCGCCTTCCGGCGCTCCTCCAATGCCTCCATCTCTTTTTGCAGCCGCCGGAGCTTGTCCACATTTCTTTCGCTTTTCAATTTTCAGTCTCCTTTCATATTCCCGTGTCATTGTCTGGGCTATGGGACAATCTTCCCAGCCTGGGACGGGTGAGGCGCAGTAGCGGTCTATGTAAGCCTCGCGGGCCTCCGCCCGGTAAAACCGCAGGCAGGCCCCTTCGCAGCTTAGCTGCAACTCTTTCGCCCGATCCCAGCGCCAGTACGGACAGGTGTATACCCGCGCCACGCCTTCTCACCGTCCTCCTTCTTTTTTTTCGTATCCTTCGCCGCTCCCGCAGCTTCTGGGGCCTGCGGGGGAATCCTTCTGTCATGGGCACCACCTCCCTGGATCAAAATTTTTTTAAAAAAATCTCATATTCCCTCTTGACATGTACGCTGATTGGTGCTATCATAGCATCACAAGGCACACCAAACAGCGTATAAGGAGGACGACAAAATGTCAAAGGTCAACTATCACGGTCTCACAATCAAGGGTCTCCGCAAGGCAAGCGGCTCCACCGTCAACTGGGCTCCCCGTTCCGGCGGCTATGACGAGATCTTTTACGATCTTTCCACTGGCGATGTCTGGACCGTCGCCCAGGTCAGCCTCGGGTGCAACTCCTGGACCGAGTATCACGACGAAAACGTCATCAAGATCTGCAACACATCCCGTCACATGACCATGCAGGATATATCCGACGCCATCTATGAGGCCGTCCGCTCTAATGCAATGTGCAGCGCGGGCTGCCAGGCAGTCTGATGCTCCGGGTCTGCCGGAGCTGCGGCGCAGTCTTTGACGGCGGCTGCGCCGCCATGAAATGCCCCAAATGTGTTGCGGCAGAGCGCAGCAGTACGCTCCGTCCAAGGGTTTGCCGGACCTGCGGTCGCACATTTGACGGTGGCCCCCGGGCCTGGTACTGTCCCGAGTGCAGGGCCATACGGCGCAGAGAGCAGGGCCGTGCCGGTCAGGCCAGGGTAGCCGCAGGTACCACCCGCAAGCTCGGCAGCACCGGCGTCTGTGAGATCTGCGGAAAGGAGTACATCGTCTCCAGCGGCCTGCAGCGGTACTGCCCGGGCTGTGCTCCGGATGCTGTCCGGGAGATTGACCGCGCTCAAGCCCGTGCCTGGGCGCAGGCCAATACAACACCGGAGGGCCGCCGCAAGGCGCGTAGCGCGGCAGCAGCCCTGCACAAATGCGTCGTATGCGGCAAGCTGTTCCGCCACGATCCGGCGAGGGGCAAGGCCACTACCTGCTCCAAAGAGTGCTCCGCCGCCCTGCACGACGCCCGCTCCAGAGAGTGGGAGGCCGCCAACCGGGAATATCGCAGCAAATACCGCCGGGAGCGGCGGGCCGAGAAAAAAAGAAAAGAGGACGATATCAATGACTGATAAGCAGTTCCACACGCTGTACTCCGACGCCATCAACTCTGGAGACCGTGACGCCTATGTCTCCGACTGGGCGCTCTCCTCCATGTGGGGAGACGACAGCGATCCCATCCTCCTGGCTGATCTATGCGGCAAAGTCTGGGACCTGGCGCATCTTACGGTATCTGACATCAGGGCCCACACGGGCCTTACACAGGCCGCCTTTTCTGAGCGGTTTTTAATTCCCTACCGCACCCTCCAAAACTGGGAGTGCCGCGGCGGATGCGCCCATTACACCATCCTCATGCTCGCCAGGCTGTGCGGTATGGCGGACGGCGTTTTACAATGATTTGCGGTTTCTTTTATCCCCACGCCCTCCTGATCGCCTCTACGCTCTCAAACGTCTGTATATCCGTCCTATGCCCTCTCTCGACCCTGATCTGCACTAGATAGTTCGCGCCCCACGCCTCGCTCGCAGGGAGCGTCCTGGCGGTCACGGTGACATCTCCGAGCGTCCGAGTAAGGGTCAGCGGTTTGCGGGCTCTGTGGGCCGCTGAGATGGCGTGGAGGTCATTTGCGCTTATCAGCGTCACGCGCCGTCACCTCATATGTCCCGCCATAGCGTCGTCTCCCGCACTTGTCGCAGGTGATTTTGTTGCCCACGCCTCGGGTGAGCAGCTTAATCTCGTGATCGGCTCGCACTTGGGCCAGGCATGCCCTGCATATATCCAGTTTCATCTCTGTTCCCCCTGTCTAAATATACTGATCTGAGCAGTATAGTCTCCGTATCGCTTTTCTTGCGCGTCAAAGTAATACTTGTCGATTTCGCATCCCATAAAGTCGTATCCAAGCTCATAGGCGGCAATGCGAGACGATCCAGAGCCGAGGTGCGTATCCAGGATTTGGTCTCCAGGTTTGGCGTATTTCATTAGTAGCCACGTGTAGAGGGATACGGGTTTTTGTGTCGGGTGTATGCGTTTTTCGTTCAGCGATTTGTCGCCCTGCATGATATGTCCCTCTGTAATGCTCTTCCCCTGCATCATGCCGTTCCACATGTAGCGGACCAGCCTAACGCTTTCGTGGCAATTCGTCGCCGCAATTTCGCAGTCCGAAAAACTGCTCCCTTGGTTGCATTTATCCCATATAATTCTTCCCGGCGGGAAAACAAACTCAAAATAATTGCAACCCCACACAATCCACCTTTTAGCCACTCTGCCGATCTCTTTGAATAACTCTTCTCCTGGGATTTCCCAACGCGGCGAAATCGGATAGTCTCTATGGACACCAATTTTGCTGACTTTGCTCCCATAATACCCGCGCCGTTCAGGCCCGGAAAAATAGGGTGGATCGGCCAAACAGAGGTCAATGGATTTGTCTGGTAGCGCTTTCATATACTCCATGCAGTCAATGTTGTATGCGACGTTCACCCTGCGCTCATCCTCCCCGCCAGCCGGGCCACCTTCTCGAGCCGGATCTCCTCTGACCGCTCCTCTACGTTAAACAACAGGCGCATCTGGTCGAGCATGATGCCAACGTCCGCGATCTCTTCGGCGATGTTATCGAGGTTGTCGGCTCCGCGGCCATTCTTGCAGACGGCAAGTTGGAGCTCGGCCATCTCTTCGTACAGCATCTTGATCTGCGCCTCCGGGCCATAGTAGGCCAGGGCCTTTTCAAATAGGTACTTTTCAACGTTCCTCATTGGTTGTCCTCCAAATCCATCTTCGCTCCGCAGTTGGGGCAGAACGTCAGATTCGGCTCGCAGTAATCGTCATCAAGACAAATGTAATGATTTGTCTTTTTCGACAAATATTCGCCCAGTTCGATTCCGCACCCTGTACAATACCAGCCGCAACTAAGCAGGTCATAGCTATGCTTTTCTGGGTGGCTATGCCATTCTTCCCGCCATTCCCATTTTTCGCGCTGCACAGGAACAACGTCGGCGGCGGGCTCTGCTTTGACACAATCAGCGGCCATCAACTGTGATACACCCCTTGAGGTCTTTTGCGTGGCGGATACCGCCCTCAATGTCCAGGCAGCAGTGCATTCTTCGCATAGCCATCCCCGCCACCTCACAAAACCCACAAAAGGTCATAGTATTTATAAATCCATTTAAGCGCACCAACAAGGTCATCCTTCGAGATACTGTTGTGTGTTTCCATATAGGCCACCTGCTCAATCGCCATAACCTTTGACTGCATGGCAATGTCTGGGTCATCCAGCCGAAACTTCACAATTTCAATTGCATCCGAAAGAGATACGTTGTAACTGGGGAAACCAAAAATTTTTCGTTCAGTCATCCATGCCACCTCCAAGGGCCTTATCCTTGCTGATCCGTTCAAACTCGATCACCCACACCCAGGGATCTGCATCCCAACCGGAAGTATCCCGGTCGGCGGGT